ATAGAACCTGTAGTCAGGGAATCTTTTGAGTGCTTTGTAGTTTGCTACACAGTTCAGGAAGCATCCACCTGCCAGAACAATGTCCTTTGTAGGTGCCGTACAGATCAGATCCAGCACCCTCTCCTCCCACTCTGCCTGTAGAGACTTGGCAGGTTCAGAATCATATGCACTCTTGCCCATGACCTTACCTGCATCCATGTAGTGCCACCCATAGTGGACACATGCCTCTTCAAATCTCCTACCAAAACCTATGTTGTCAGGAGAGAACATCGTCTTGTGGATGGTGTCCCAGGTGGGAGCAAAGAAGACAGACTCAATCTCTAGTCCATCTGGTGTCTTTGATCCGTTGGAATCAACCACAATGCAGGTGGCACTGGTGAACCCAGAGTTGTAGAAACCACACGCTGCATGCGTCATGTGGTGCTTCTTCCTGTAGTCATACAGTGTGGCACCGGGGAACTTTTTCTTGACAGCAGACAACATCTTGACGTTATCGACCTGCTTGTTACCTCGCTGCCAAAAGGAATCTGCCAGAGCAATGTGCTCTATGCCCTTGGGCAACCTGTCCAGGAGAATCCTGATGTCATAGTCATACTTGACATAGGAAGCACGCTCTGCCTCCAGGTACCAGACAGGTTTACCATCCTCTAAAACACATGCCGAACCATTGTTGGATAGGTTCAACCCTAGGAGCAAATTTTTTGCCCGAGTTTTTTTTCCAGTTTCCGGTAACTCAAAGGTCATTTTCGTACCAGCTTTCCGATCTCTGGGAAGTAAAGGTAAGGTATGTCTGACATGTTGAAGGTAGCGAATGCATCTTGCGGTGTCTCTACCAGAGGTTGACCTGCCAGGTTGAACGAAGTGTTGAACAGCATTGGGATGCTCGTCCTGTCCCAGAATGCACGGATCAGTTTGTAATAGTGCTCGTTCTGTTGCTCAGTAACAGTTTGGATGCGACAAGTCTTGTCGATGTGCAGGACACCTGGGATTAGATGCCAACCAGGTGGACGTGCATCCATGGCATACATCATGAAGGGTGACTCGTCGAGTCCCTGCATGTCAAA